CTACTGTGGATATGAAGTTCATACCTACGGCAGCGTTAGGTATCATCGCTAGAGAGCATGAGCAACAACAGTTCATTGCGCTCCTGCAGACCCTTGGCCCGAATACCCCTGTTTTGCCTATCATTTTGAAGGGCATCATGGCTAATTCTTCTCTGTCAAACAGATTTGAGTTGATTGAGATGCTCGACAAGATGGCTGTTGCTGATCCACAAGCCCAACAAGCTGCTCAAATGCAACAACAATTGGCTATGCAACTGGCTCAAGCTCAGATTGCTGTCCAAACGACACAAGCAGAGCAGAATAAGGCAGAGGCTCAGAAGTTATTGACTGAGGCTCAGTTGATGCCTATTGAGTTGCAAGCAAAGAGTATGGCGGCTAACACCAAGAACCTCCCAACTGATGATGCTTTGGCTTCACGAGAGTTCGATAAGCGTGTAAAGGTTGCTGAATTGATGCTAAAAGAAGCAGATATTCAGAACAAGGCTAAGATTGTTGAAAAACAGATGACTAGACAATGAATCCAGAACTTCAACGCTATTACGAAGAGAGATTCTCAATGATGTCCACTCAAGGGTGGATAGAATTGATGGAAGATGTTGACAAAATGATAGAACCTTTGAATAATATTTCAACAATTGCAGATGAAAAAAGTCTACAATTCAGAAAAGGTGAGTTATCTATACTTATTTGGCTGAAAAACTTGAAACAAGTCAGCGAAAGAGCATTTGAGGACTTAAATGAGAAGAATGTATGAATTTGCCTGTATAAACGGGCATAAGACAGATAGATTTGTTGTTTATGAGACAACAAGTCTGAAGTGTGAGTGTGGTGAGGAGTCTCATCGCATTCTCTCAGCGCCAGCTTTTAAGCTAGAAGGGTGGTCTGGAGCGTTTCCATCATCGCATGGGAAGTTCGAGAAAAGCCATTTGGATAAGTTAAAGGCTGAACGCAAAATCAACTCATAAGCAATTATGCCGAGTTGAATCTCCTACAACCGATTGACGGCAGGAAAAGGAAAGAAGTATGTTGATTGATGACGACAAAGAAGAGTTGGGCGAGTTAGAGATCGAACAGCAGAAGATCGAGCAGAAGCCTGAACTCCCTGAGAAATACAGGGATAAAAGTTTAGACGACATTGTGAAGATGCACCAAGAGGCTGAGAAGCTCATTGGAAAGCAAGCACAAGAGGTAGGCGAGGTCAGAAAGCTAGCCGATGAACTCATCAAACAGAACCTTAGTTCCAAGCAGCAGACTAGACAGGAAGAGCCTGAAGTAGATTTCTTTGAGAATCCACAGAAGGCAATTCAGAGGACTGTTGATAATCACCCCGACATCCAAGCGGCTCGCATGGCGACACTTGAGATGAAGAAGGCACAAATTCAGCAGAGGTTAGCGCAAGAGCATCCCGACTTTGGTGAAATCGCCAGAGATCAGGACTTTGCAAACTGGGTGAAGTCTAGCCCTGTTCGCATTAAAATCTTTGAGCAAGCCGATGCAGGATATGATTTTGACTCTGCCAATGAATTGCTATCGACCTATAAACAGCTACGTTCTGTTAAACAGAAGCAAGTAAGTGATGAGGGTGAGGTAACTCGCAAACAGAACTTAAAAGCAGTAGGTGTAGATGTAGGTGGTTCTGGTGAATCATCAAAGAAGGTATACCGAAGGGCAGACCTTATTCGGCTGAAAATGCAAGACCCAGATCGTTATGATGCTCTAAGTCAAGAAATTATGGCAGCATATCAAGAAGGTCGAGTTCGTTAAACTTTAGGAGATTTAATCATGGCATATCCAACACCAGCGGTAACCACAACCACCGCAGCAACGTTCATTCCAGAAATTTGGAGTGATGAAATCGTAGCCGCTTACAAGAAAAACCTTGTATTGGCTAACATCGTTATGAAGATGAACTTCAAGGGCAAGAAAGGTGACACTGTTCACATTCCAGCTCCTACCCGTGGTTCTGCTTCTGCAAAAGCCGCCTCTACTGCCGTCACTCTGATTGCAGATACTGAGTTAGAAGTTTTGGTTAACATCAACCAACATTTTGAATACTCACGTTTCATTGAGGACATCGTTGAAGCACAAGCCCTGAACAGCTTGCGCCAGTTCTACACTGCTGATGCGGGCTATGCGCTTGCCAAGCAAGTAGACACTAGCTTGATCCGCTTGGGTCGTGCATTCAATGGTGCTACTGTCGGTACTGATGACTATGCTACAAGCAACACTACTACCAAAGCCTTCATCGGTTCTGATGGTACTACTGCTTACAACAGCACATCTTCCAATGCAGCCGCATTGACTGATGCCGCTATTCGCCGCACCATTCAGCGTTTGGACGACAATGACACTCCTATGGATGGTCGTTTCTTTGTTATTCCCCCTTCAAGCCGCAACACGTTGATGGGTTTGTCCCGTTACACTGAGCAGGCTTTTGTGGGCAATGGCAATGCAATCCGTACTGGTGAAATCGGTCAACTGTATGGCATCCCCGTGTTCACAACAAGCAATGCTGATAATGGTGCTGGTAACTCTGGCGCTGATCGTATCTGCTTGATGGGTCACAAGGACTCTATGGTTCTGGTTGAGCAGATGGGCATCCGTTCACAGACACAGTACAAGCAAGACTACCTTGCTACTTTGTTTACATCGGACACTTTGTATGGTGTGAAAGCCATGCGTACTGCCGCTACAACTGGTGCAGCTTTGTCTTCTAGCGCATTTGCGTTAGCAGTTCCAGCCTAATAGTTGCCACTTTCCCCTCATCTTCACGGGTGGGGGGATTTTTTCTAATCTAGGAGGAATTTATTATGGCAACCGCTTCAGCAGTAGTATCCCGTAGGGGTAATGACCAGTTCCGTGGTTTGTTTAGCGACACATGGGCTGTACGTGCAACTTTGGACGCAGGTTCATTGGTTGATGGCGCTGGCGAGACAGACGATGTAACAATCCCTGGCGTAGCTTTAGGCGACATGGTTATCGGTGCATCTTTGGGTGTGGATTTGGTTGGTTTGACAGTAACAGGTTATGTTTCTGCCGCAAATACAGTTAAGTTCCGTATCCAGAATGAATCTGGTTCAACAGTTGACTTAGCATCTGCAACACTTCGTATTGTTGTAGCTCGCATGGTCTAATAAAAGGGGGCTAATAACCCCCTTTTTAATGGAGTTCTTATGGCAACCTTTAGATGTTTAACAAGTGGACAAACAGTCACTTTTACCTATCAACACGATATTGATTCGATGAAAGGTCATCAAGGTTATGTCAGAATTGATGAAGTTCAAGAAGAACCTTCTGAAAAGCAAATAGTCTTGCAACCTCCAGTACCTGTTAAAAAGATGGGTCGTCCAAGGAAATCAAATGTCTGAGATTGATCCACGAGAATTCGGCAAGCTAGAAGCCCAAGTTGAGGCTTTACAAGCAGAAGTCCATGCACTTCGCCAAGATATTAAAACGCTTTTAGAAATGGCTAACAAGTCTAAAGGTGGGTTTTTCGTTGGAATGGCAATCGCCTCTGTTGTTGGCGGTATCATTTCTTTCATTGCAACCAAGCTAGTTCGATAAGGATTTATATGCCTCAAGTTGGAAACAAGAAATTCCCATACACAGAAAAAGGCGAGAAAGAAGCCAAAGAGTATGGCAAGAAGAAATCTATGCCTGTTACTGTAATGATTGCTATTGGTAAGCCTAAAGCTATGCCTACCCGTGGTGGTCGTACTGCTACAAACATGATGAAAAAAGCAGGTCGTGGCAAATGAAAAAGACCAAAGCAGAGGCGAAAATCTCTAAGGTCTACAAGGAATTTAAGGCGGGAACGCTTCACTCTGGTAAGGGTGGCCCTGTTGTCAAGAATCCTAAACAGGCAGTTGCGATTGCTTTAAGTTCTGCTGGTATGAGTAAACCAAGGAAGAAGAAATGAAACAAGGTCTTTACGCTAACATCAATGCCAAACAAGAACGCATCAAAGCGGGTTCTAAGGAAAAGATGCGTAAGGTTGGTTCTAAAGGCGCTCCTACTGAGGCGGCATTTAAGGCTGCGGCTAAGACCGCAAAGAAGAAATGAAATCCCCTGCTTGGCAAAC